GCAGTCTTCATGCTCCTCCAGCATGCGATCCCGGCCCCGGCCCACTTCCACCAGATCGAGCCGCTGCATGTCTTGGAGCATGTTATCCTTCACCTTGAACAGCCACTGGAAGTACCGCCGGTTGCAGCCACGAATCGACGTGAACGCCACCTGATCCAGCATCTGGTACAACTCGTCCGCCGAAATCTTCTCGGCCTGCAACACGCGCAGGACTTTGGTACTGATCTGCATTACCCTTTCTCCTTCGATGCCGACTCACCCACTCGTGAGATGCGGATCGACTTCGCCGCATGGAACGCCAGCCGGTTACCGCCGACGCCCGCCTGCACCTTCACCCCCGGCAGAATCTCCACCGACTGGCCTTCGCTGATGATGATGTCATCGCCCCGATCCACCGTGACGATGACCACATTCGGATGGGCCAACGCTTTGACTTGCAGCGTGTGACCCCCGACATCAATTTTACTGCCAACACTCACTCCGATTGATAATGCCACGTTTACACCTCCCCTAACAGTTGCAGTGCTTGTGACACCGATATCATCGACTTCGCTTCCGGCACATACGCGCCGATAGACAGGATGGACAGGCCCTCCGCCGCCTTCCACGCCAGCACCCGCTTGATAGCCGGGTCCGCCACGTCCACGCCGTTCAGGACAATTTCCTTGTCCGAGAGGACGATGGACCGTAGGTCCGAGCCCGGAGCAATCCGGCGGAACGTCGTGGCGTACTCCGCCTTCGCAATGACCGTCAGCCGGTCGAACAGCACATGCGTCTGCGGCAACGCCGCATGCAGAAGCTGAAGCACCTTGCCCGTGTGGTCATGCGCCTTCAGGATGTTCAAGAACCGGTTCTCCCCTTCGGACGGTACCAGATCCAGATACAGCTTGCTCACATGCGCCAGCGTTTCCACCACCTTGGTTGCCGCCGCCTGCGGATTCAGAATCTGGTCCCCCAGATAGAGCAGGGCTTCATCCATCGGGTAGGTCGGCACGTCGAAGATGACCGGTGTCACGTCGAGAGCTTCGCAGGCCATCCGGTTGAAGTCACGAATCAGCCCGTTGGGCTCCGGCTTGATGACCGGGACCGTCTCCGTCCAGATGCGGCCCGTCTGCCCGTCGAGACTCAGCGTCTCCACGTCCTTGAACGACTCCACCGAGACACCCACGCCGACGATGCAGGCCCGGTTCATCGCCCGTGCGACGACTGCGGCATGGCTCGTAAGCCCACCCTTCATCGTCACGATGCCGACTGCCGCCTTCATGCCCGCCACGTCATCCGGTGTCGTCTCGTCTCGCACGAGAATGCAGGGTTCCTTGCACTTGATTGCATCTTCCTTGGTGAAGACGGGCTTACCCGTCACCACGCCGCTGCAGGCCGAGATACCAAGATACGCGGGCTCCTTTTCAAACTTCGGGTCCAGTTGAACCTGCTGGGCTTCATCCAATTGCTTGATGGATACCCGCTTGACCGCTTCCTTCGCATCGATCAGCCCCTGCTTCACGAAATCCGTGGCGATCTTGATGGCCGCTTGAGGCGTCCGCTTGCCGCTACGAACCTGCAGGAGATATAACTGGCCGTCCTGCACCGTGAATTCGATATCCAACATCTCCCGCTTTTTGTTCTCCAGTTCGATGACCTGTTTCAACAGGGCATAGTGGAGACTGGGGTTCCACTCCTTCATCGCGTCCAGCGGGCTGGGCGTCACCGCGCCGGAGACGATATCCTCACCCTGAGCATTGACCGCAAACTCCCCGGTCACCGTCATGCCGCCGGTATCAGGGTTGCGCGTGAAGAGCACGCCCGTGCCGCTCTGGTCATTCAGGTTGCCGAAGACCATGGCCTGCACCGTCACTGCCGTGCCCCACGAGCGGTCGTACCCGTTATCCTTGCGGTAGAATTCCGCCCGCTCGTTGTCCCAGCTTTTGAAGACCGCTTCAATGGCGTTCAGTAGCTGGGTCTTGGCATCCGGAAATTCCACCCCGGTCTGCTCACGATACGCATCGAGCGCAAACTTCAGATCCCCGTGGAACGACTCCTTCCGAAGACCGTTCACGACGGACCCATACATCTCCACGAGCCGCTTGAAACTGTCAGCGAAGCACTTCGGGCCGAGCTTCTGTGCCCAGAGCATGGCGTTGGCCTCTTCGATCCCCACGTTGAGGATCGTATCCATCATGCCGGGGCATGAGACACGGGCTCCAGACCGCACCGACAGCAACGGCAGATAGCCGAAGTGCTGCTCCAGCTTCTTCAGATACTCCGGTAGTGCCTTGGCAATCGCCTTCATGGTCGTCACGGGCTTCTTGTCGTACTCGGCCCAGACGGACGTGGGAATGACGAAGCCCGGAGGTACCGGCACGCCTTCGTTGGCGAGCCAGAGGAGCCCTGCGCCCTTGCCGCCCAACAATTCAGTTGAGCCTGCGACCTCACCCTTTTCGAATCCAAACGGGAAGAACTGCTGCATGATGATGTGCCCCACTCCTTGGGAATTTCTGACTTACCCAGTGTAGCGCACAAGCCATGCGTTTGTCAACTTCTACCCGCTTGCTGGCGCTTGTCGTTCGTATGCCGACTTCACCACGGTAGCACAGCCGAATCCGTTTGTCAAGGGGTGGTCTTTTTGCCCTTCAGGATGTTGGCGTACTCCGGTTGCTTCACCGGGACTTCCGTCCAGATGAACCGGTCCCCACCCTCCGGCAGCTTCGGCGGTTCCGGCTTCTCGTCTTTTGTGAGAATTTTCAAGGCCATTCAGTGTGTTCTCCGGGGATCGCTGCTTCCCCCACCAATATACTCCAAGTAGACTTCAACAATCGGCACGTCCTTGAGCGTGGGGTCACCTGTCCGATAGGGCTCGCCGCGCTCGACGCGGACCACTCGGAACTGAGCACCGCTGCCAAGCAGGACTTCGCTCTCCGTCCGTCGTCCTTCTTTTCCAGCTTCTAGATCCTTCGCATCTACCGTGGGGGCCTGCGTGTAGTCGGTGACTTGCCACAACTCCGGATTCTTCTGCCAGAACAGGTCCGCCAGTTCTTTCGGTCCCATCGGTTCCGGATTCGGGATGCGGGGAAACTCGTGGCGGAGCCGTCGCACGCTCTCCACGGACGCCACCTTCGTGCCCGCTGGGAGCACGATGTGGAACCGCACGGCAGACCCGACTTCGTCCTGATGTTCCACCAACACGCCAGAGTGCGAGCCGAATCGGTGACCGATGCTTTCCCACTTCCCCAGTGCCGGATAGCTCTTGGCGCGTCCCCCAGCGTCTCCGACCATCGTGGAGGTCAGGCCCTTCTCTTCCCAGACCGTGCCGTCTTCGGCCATCGCCTGTAAGTCTTCTATCGACACACCGGGCAGATAGGCCCCCCGTTCCACCGTAATCGCTTCAGGTAACTCGTACCCATGCACGCCAATGGCTTCGTCCAGCTTGTCTGCTGCCGCTTGCACTCGCGCCAGACGCTCCAGATCTGGGCCTGCCCGCTGGATGCTGAACATCATCGTCGGTCCACCTTCGACCGGACGGTAGTAGGCGTTGATGACGATGCGTCCGTCCTCTACCCGGTGATATGGATCGTCCGGATCGTAATCTTTCGCACCATGTTTCCCCATCGGATGCCCAAAGCGGGCAATAGTTTCAGGTGTCACTTCATCGCGGGGATCGACCGGGTAGCCGGTTTTATACTCGCCCTCTTTCACTTTGATGCTGGGCACCCATTCGTTCTTCTCCGGATCCCAGCCCACCCGTCGCATTTCCTCTGGCGTGGCTGGCCGCACGAAATGATCGACAATCGGCACCTTATAGGTGCCCCGTCGCAGATCGTTGACGTCGTGGTAGCCGAAGCCTGCATAGTCATCCAGCGCCTTGGCGTGCTCGTGCGGGAGGTTCTTCGCCCACTCCGCCACTGGGCCTTGCTCGTGCCACTGGTAACCCTCTTCACTGGTGAACGTGCGCCCGCTCGTCTTCACCCACTGCCCACCCGTCGATGAGCCCTTTGGGCCACGGGGCTGATTGGGATCGTACTTCTTCGCTCTGGAGACGATGAAGAAATCCCCCGGCTTCATTTCGAAGCGATCCGCGTTGGGGTCTTTTGCAATTGAGTGCATCAGTAGAGCTTTCCCGGTGGGGCCTGCTCATCGGTCTTCATCCACTCGCCGCCCCACACTTCCAGCACGTACAGGGCCTTACGAGCGTTCTCCGTGGGGGCATAATAGCCGTTGTTCGGGGGCTGCATCTCTGGCGTGTTCAGCACTCGCTCCAGTTCCCGATTATCTGGGACGGCCCACACCCCATTGTTGACGGTCGCCAGTTCCCCGGACCCCAATCGAATCGTAATCACCGGTATTTCCCCTGCATAATGTCGAAAATCAAATTGAAGTGCTCGGGCCGCTCGCGGGCAAACGTGATGGGGTCCGCCAGATACGACTCCACGCCTGTGGACACCATCTCCGTGGAGATGTCATGCGGATAGAGCTTGGCCGAGTACGGGTCTGGAAACTTGCCCCGCAACGCTTCCTCATCGTCTTCCAGCGCAGGGCTCACCGTCTTCAGCTTGTAGACCTCACGCGGCTTGTTCGCCAGTTGCTCTCGCACGTTAATGGCCGCTTGCCGTGCCGCGCTACTGTTCAATTCAATGTGGTGCGCCACTTCGTGATGCACCGTACGCTCCAAGTCTCGTCCCTCACCAATCGCAATCCCCGCAATGGTGGCGTGGGCTCGACGGGTAGCTGATTTTTCCAACTTCAATATGGCCGGAATAGCATACGTCCCGTCCGGGTTTTTGACGAACGGTCCCTCCGTGCCTCCGAAAATCTCACGGAGCTTGCCCATCTGGTCTTCCGGTATGTTGGTCGGTACGAACGCCCCGGACCCGTCGAACCGCCGGAACTGCTCCAGTGCTCGTCTCGCACCCGCTGCTACCCCCGGATGCAACGGATTCTTCGGATCGTCCGTGAATTCCAGCTTCGACCGCTCCGCTGGTGCTACCTTCAACAGTTCTCTCGCCTGTTGATTCAGCGCATGCCGCTTCTTCGACGCCACTTCGAACCGCTCGTGGAACACCTTCTCCAGTGCGTTCGCTCGCTGGTAGGACTCCAGCTTCTTCGCAGCGGCTCCGTCCGCCTTCAACGGCTTCTTCCGGCCCTTACTCAGATCCTCAGACCACGTTTTCCATGCGTCCGCCAACTCCACCCGCATCCGGTCAAGAATCACGCCCTCACGGTCAGATCGCTTGACCAGCGCCATGAAATCCCGACGCTTCTGCTCGTGCGGGGACCGATCCCCCCGTGTCTCGGAGAACTTCCCTTCGGCGTCTCGCGGGTGAAGAACCTCGTCCCATCGTAGCACTTTGACAAATGTTACGTCAACCTTGCGGGCTGTTCCTGACTGGAGAACCTTCACGGTCATCGTGTTACCCGGACCCTTGCTCACCACTTCGAACCGAGTACCACGGGGAAGAATCACTTCCTCTTGATGATCGTACCCGTGTGCGCCCAGTTCTTCGTTCACGTCGATGTGACCCAACCCCTTAGGAGCCAACACAGTCAAAATCGAATGATTTTCCGCTCTATACGCCCCGATATCCAGACGAATGTCATCAATTTTTGATGAATTCTTCGTAGTAGACACGTAACCATCATCTTGATACACGTCCCCAACATTTAGACCGTCCATCACGTAATTCGGCACAGTCCTAGTCAAAGACGTATCTTCAGATAAGGTGTTATTCCGCATGTGAGCATCAAGCAACGCTACTTTGTCGCCCAATAGACTCTCAAGCTCCACCCCTTGATCCCATGTTTCCCCTTGGGCTCGATGTCGCTGACCCGTCCTTCGAAGCGTGTCGTTGAGATAACTCGCACCACCCTGCACATAATCAAAGATGGCGAAGTTGATATCGTGCCCCCGCTGGAGTCGGTCGTACTCCGCTTTATCGAAATCCTTCGGCGCACCTTCGATGATCTTTGTCCACTGGCCTTCGGCATCACGGGGCTGAGCAGGACTATACTTCAGGGCCAACCGGGTCAGGGCTTCAATCGCCGCGATTTGCTTGCGGCCCTTGAACGTCCACCGTCCGGACGGCTCCTGCGTCATGTACTGGGTGATGTAGGGATAGGCGGCAGCGTCCGCTTGGTAGAACGCCAGTTGCAGCGTGACGAAGTCTGATGGGTTCATCCCCACCTTCTTCGCCTTCGCCGTCAGCTTCGCCGCAACGGAGACATCTGTCTCGTCACTCCAGCCTCGGAACAACGGCCCGATCAGGTCGTGGTTCAGTAGCTCCGTGGCCAGTGTGATATCCTTCTCGCTGAACCCCTCCTCACGAAGCACTTTTTGAAGGATGGGAATGGTGTGCTCGTGTTGATGCTCCTTGCCTTCGCCTTCCTCAATCGCTTCTGCCTTCCCGATATCGTGCAGAGCAATGGCCGACGCCATCAGCGTCTCAACATCACTCCCGAAACGGTCGGAGATACTCGCTAGGTCTTCACGGGATAGCTGCGTTTCCCACTCCCGGCCTACGTCCGTGGTGTGGGACTCGATGCTGCCCATCTCGGTGTGTGTCGAGCGGGGATAGTGCTTCGCCGTGACCGGGTACTTGGCCTTGAACGCTGCGATCTGCCCGCCCACTTTCGCCCACTTGCCAGACGCATCACGGGGCTGAGTCGGATCAAACTTGACAATCCATTCTGGACGCACACCTCCAGCAAAACGAGCCGTGCGGGAACCTTTGGGACTCTTGCGGCCCGGTGTCAGGGGCTTCTCAAAAAAGAACGCCGACTTCGGTGCCCGAATTTCCACCACCGTGGCTCCGGGTGTCGGCTCCGGATAGTCCAGTCCCTCCGCGAACCGCTGAGCCTCTTCACGGGATTCCGTGGCCCAGACCAGTCCCTCCTTACCGGGCTTCAGTCCCTCTCGATGGATGGCCTCCACGTCTCGCTCACGGGTGCCGTGGTACAGCGTGACGAACTGTCCTTTGACATCCCGTGGGTGCTGGGAAGCATCCCACTTCAAGAGAGCCGCAAACATCCTAAGACTCTTGAATCCGCAACCAGAGTGTCGCTTTCGCAATCGTGGTCACGGACGCGACGTTGAAGCCAATCGAATCCCACTGGGCCACCGCTGTCGTCCACGTCGAGACGCCCGCCGCACTCACGCCCTTAGCTTGGGCCGACGCCAGCGCAATCGGGGCTGACGCACTGATCTTGTGCGTGGCTGGCACCGGGACGACTGGGAGGGCTTGCGTCCCCGCGTGCTTGGACACCTCAACTGAAATGGACCCTGACACGTCGGCTTCAATACTCCAGCCGATAATGGTCCCGGCGAAATCGACCTGTATGGAGCCTTTGAACCCGGTCGTAATAGCCGATGCGCCTCCATCCAGCGATAGACCCACATTGCGAATACTCGGCAGGGGAACATACCGGGCATCGGCTTCGGCCTGCGTGATGCCGCCGCCACCTGTGCTCTCGCCCGCTGGGGGAGGCAGTGTCAAGATTTGTCCACTCATGGCACTCCTCAGAAAAAGCGAGCGGTGACGTTGACGGCATTCGTCAGGGTGACCATTCGCAGACGGGCGAACTTCGCCACCACGTTCGTCGCTTCGATGCGTCCCGCGAACGTGGGGTTCAGCCCCGTGTTCAACGTGGCCTTAGTCACGTAGTACCTGTCTTCGTTGGTGTCGGCCATTTGCAAATCCACGGCGAACGCACCGGGGTTGGCGGCGAAAAGAATTTCTACCGATAGGCAATTCGGAAAATTCTCATGTCGTTGCAATCCCACGGCAAGACTGCTGGAGGATGCTGCCACGGACTCATTGTTCCAGACCGCCGCTGGACGGCCAGCTTCCAAGGTTTGGGCGGTAGTACCGTAAGCAGGCATAGCTACTCCTTCAAATCAAATGCGGCTTCTGCGTCATTTCAAACGACGCATTGATCTTGTCGATACCCATCGGCACAGTCTGTGCGCCCCGTAACCGGTGCTTCGGAAACCGTGCCCGCAGGATGTCCGCGTATCGTTTCTTCTTTTTCTGCTTCGGGGTCAGGCCAATCTCCGGAGCCGTGTCCGTCGCCGTGCGAATGAAGTGAGACATCACCCTGCTCCCATTACGACTTCAGAAAAACCGCTGCGGTGACGCCGACGCTGTTATGCGGCCCGCCCGTCCACGTCCACGTCGGATTAATCGTCGCGGCGACGGACTGAACCTGCCACCCGAATGACGACTGCATCGCAAGGCCGGGAACCCATGTCAACTGCGTGAACGTAAATCCGGGGGGTGCGACACTATCCGTGGCCTCGTTGTGCGCTGCGAGTCCCGTAACGATCAGCGCCCCATCGACGGGTGGCGTGACCGGGCCACAGGCGAGGCCAGAGGTCGTGCCGTTATTGCCGCTCTGACTGTGGTAGCTGCCAACACCCGAATAGGCATAGACATGAAACGCTGGGTAGATGGCACTGGCGGCGACCGTAAAGGTATGCCCGATCCCGACAACCGGGTTGAAACAGTAGTAGAACTGTTGCCGCGAGTTGGAGAGGTACGAGGCAGCGGTCAACGGAATCCAGACGTTGCCTTTGCTATCGCTGATTGCGGGAAGCGTGGTGCTGTAACACGACACACTCATGAGGAGCAGACTCGCTCCGGTCGTATTGATCGGGGCGCTCGTGCCGCCGTTGATCGTGGGGCCTGACGTCGTAACAGAGGACACAAGGGCAATCGACGTGGCACCTCCGCCACCTTCGCTCACACATTTCCCCGGCACGGACAACACCGGTCCCGTCTGTTCAAAGGCGGTACAGGGGGGCGGAATGGTTAAGACAGTCATAGCGGCCTCAGAAAATTCTGGCCGTGACCTTCACCGCATTGGTCAGCGTCACCATCTTGAGGCGGACGAACTTGGCCACGATGTTTGTGGCTTCGATGCGCCCAACGAACTGGGCGCTCAGACCCGTTTCGTAGGACGCTTTGGTCACAAAACACTTTTCTTCGTTCGTGTCAGCCGTCTGCAAATCAACTTTGATCGCGCCGGGGTTGGCGGCGAACAACAACTCCACCGACAGGCAATTCGAAAGATTTTCATTGCGCTGGAGTCCCACCGCCAGACTACTACTGCCTGCCGTGACGTTCTCATCATTCCACACCGCTTGCGGAATCCCACCTTCCGCTGTTTTGGGCGGGGCCGATCCATACACAGGCATAATCACACCTCTCCGTCGATGACCGATACCACATGTACCGTGCGATAGTTCAGATCGGCCTGCACGGCTTTAATTTCCAATGAATACTCCACGTTCTTCGGAAGCATCATCGTGTCGGCTTCGATGGGCCACTCATACGCTCCGTCACTACCGGGGACGTAGCGCATCGGGACATTACTGAAGGCCGGAATCGGCTGTTCTTTGCTGTCTCGGAGCGTGGCTTTGACCGTGGCGGAATTCAGATACTGCCCGGTGTCCGTCGTGCGGAGCCCCACCAGTGTCACCACTTGATCATTGCCACGCCGGATGATGACTCTAGCCATGTTTCTTCCTCCACCCTTCCACGACACTGCTAGTCACCAACGCCCGGACACCGGGTCTGATTCTCCGGTGCGAGTGCGGAGTAGGTGTCGGAAGCGACTCAGCGGTGGTCAATTCCACGAACAGACTCGTCACCAAACTCCTGCACTCAATTGCAGTCATTGTGGCCTGTAGCCGCACGGTCACCCCAGTGCTGGTGACTTCTTCCCCTTCAATAACCGGTGGCTCAATGACACCCGCGCCGGTCGTCAGGCCATAGAGCCCCGGATAGAGCCCGCCGAGCATCAGAAATACCAGCCCCAGCTACCGGCTTGCACCACCACATCGGTGTTGGCCAATTCGTTGGCGAAGCGGACGGCGAACGTCCCATTCGCCGTGCAGACATAGCGGCCTTGGATGATGTGAATCAAATCCACGGCTGGCGTCACCGTGCTGGTCAAGAGCGTCATGTCATCCCGCACCGTGTTGTGCCGCTCCGTCCACGTCGCCACGCCTGCGGCCCCACTGGCAATCACCTGATTCAGATGGTGAAAGCTCAGGGCTCCTGCGGGACAGTTCACCCCGCACTTGTGGCCCGTGTTTGCCTGTGCCGACTGGAACACCACGTAGAAATAGAAGGCATACACCTGACCACTGACAACGGGGAACGTGAGGTTCGTCACATCCGCGAACACCCCGGCTCCGGCGTTGATCGTCTGGTTCGCTGTCTTCTTCAACAGGTTGAACAGCACCGGGCCGGGGATGCCTTGGATGCCCTGAATCCCCTGTGGCCCCACCTCTCCGGTGTCACCCTTCGGACCCTGAGCCCCGGTATTCCCCTGCGGACCCTGAGCGCCTTGGGCTCCGGTGTCGCCCTTGATGCCTTGCGGTCCCTGTGGACCGGTCACCGGGGTTCCGGGTACGCCCTGTGGTCCTGCTGGTCCTTCCGGCCCTGCTGTCCCAGTGTCACCCTTGATACCCTGCGGCCCTTCTACCCCCTGTGCGCCTTGAGCACCCGTAGCACCGGTTGGGCCTTGTGGCCCTGCTGGACCCTGAGGACCGGCAGGACCGGCTGGGCCTTGTGGAAACGCCCCTGCGTCGGCCCATTCACCCGTGTCTGTGTCCCAGACCCACAGATGCCCGGTGTCGGCCACAATCCATGCGTCACCGGGTTCTCCGGTTGGTGGTAAATCGGCAACGGTCGCTGCCGTGCCCTGCAGATCGATGCCTGCGCCCTCGGGGCCTTCTGGACCTTCGGGGCCTTCGGCACCGGGCACACCCTGTACGCCTTGTGGACCAGCAGGGCCTTCTGGTCCCGTGGGACCGGCAGGACCGGCCTGTCCTTCGGCTCCCGGTATACCCGGTACACCCTGTGCGCCTTGTGGACCGACGGCTCCCTCGGTTCCTTCCAGTCCAGAGGGACCGGCCACACCCTGTGGACCTTGGGGGCCTTCTGGACCCGTGGCTCCGACCGGGCCTGCTGGCCCCATCACCCCCGGTGACCCTTGGGCTCCCGCAGGGCCTTCAGGACCGTCCGCGCCCGCTGGTCCGACTGGTCCTACTGGACCTTGTGGCCCCGGATCACCATCGGTGCCACGGAAGCCTCGTGGGCCTTGGTCACCCTGTGCGCCCGGATCACCTTGGGGACCGATGTCTCCCTGATCGCCCTTTGGTCCTGCGGGGCCTTCTGGACCCGTCGCACCGGCTGGTCCCTCCGGTCCCGTCCATCCCTGTTCTCCTTGCGGTCCTGCTGGTCCAGCCGCTCCCGGAGCCCCTTGAGCACCTTGTGGACCCGTTGCACCGTCTGCTCCAGCCGGTCCAATTGGTCCCGCAGCACCTGTCGGGCCTGCTGGACCTTGATCACCTTGTACACCAGCTACTCCTTCGGGGCCTTGGGGTCCAACAGCGCCAGTATCGCCTTGAGTTCCTTGCGGACCTTCGGGACCAACTGGTCCCTGAATTCCTTGGGGGCCTTCTGGACCAGCTTCCCCAGTTTCTCCAACCGGACCAGCGGGTCCGATGGGTCCACTTTCACCTTGCGGGCCGACGTCACCGGTATCTCCTTTCGGGCCTGCGGGTCCGGGCGGGCCTTGCGGACCTTCTGGTCCGGGCGGTCCTTGGCTCCCCGGAGGACCGGGCACACCACCCGGACCCTGTGGACCGGGCTCTCCCTGATCACCCTTTGGACCCTGTGGACCAATAGGACCGGGAATCGTATCCGCGCCTTCCGACAAGAGCACCACCGCGAGTCGGCTGTTGTGCCCAAACTCCGCCACGCCTCCCGGTCCACTCTGCGACACCAACGACACCGCTACCGAGAACCAGTCCGTGGAGGGTATGACTTGCTCGATCTGCCAGACTTGATGCTTCACGGCCACGTCAGCATCCTGAATCAGAATGCGAGCCGTGGGCGGCGTCATCTCAAAAAACACATGCGCGTCGAAGCCTTCATCCGTCAACCAGTCCACGGCGATCAGAGTTGCTTCGGTCTGATTGGCCGCATTCCACCGGATCTTCCCGGCTCCGGGGTCTTGCATCTGTTGGTTATTCGCATCAGCCTTGTAGAAAAACACCGATGAGGATGGGGCGATGGGCAGATCACTGATATCACTCGCCGGGATCTTGTCCAGCGTCGAGATAACGCCCGTGCCCTCCATACTCCGCATGTAGCCAGTCGGCAGTTCTGACAGGGCCTGAGCGTTCGGCAGGTACTCTTCTCCGCTCGCACGTCCAATGGCGTTCCGGCTTTGCACAATGAACGGGGTGGCTCCTGCTCCGGCCACATCCAACCGTCCATCCGTGATCGTCAGATAATCGCCCAGTGCAATTTCTTCGGACGGTCCCGGTCCAGTCTCCCGGCCTCTGAGTAGCTGACCGGTGGTAAAGGGCTTGCCCTCTTGGGCCAACGTCTGTAAATCCAGCAGCGTCTTATCGGTGATCGTGGCGGCGATCAGGTCGCCTGCGACGATGCTCCGGGCTGTCGTGCCTTCTTGAGCCCGTTGCAACGTGAACGTGTCGCCGTCTCTCGCCGTGACACGAGCAATTTCAGCATTGGTGGGATCGGGGAGCACGTCTTTGGGCCAGACGGTGGCGTTGAAGGGCGGGTCAGGAAAGCGATCCCCGTGCCCGGTGGGGACCATCAACTCTGCGCCGGATACAGCGGGCCACGGAGCTTCGGCTACCGCCGATACCGCAAAATTCTTGTAGTCATCCACGGCAAGAAGCTCCCTGTGCAATCAATTGCCAACTTGCGGGATCACGTCACGCATCACCGTGTGCAGAGCGGTCGCTAGTTCTTCAGACGGCTCTCCGAAGACGCGAATGACAACTTCACCCGACATTTCTTGAACGATCACCGCGAGTGCTTGCAGACCGGTCGCTTCCCAGTCTTGGTCATCCTCTTCTTCGTCATCATCAATGGGCACAAGATTGCCGTGCTCATCGATCACATAGTCATCGGCTAGGCCGTCCATGATGGACCTCCAGCGTGCCCCACATAATACCATCGGGACTGAAGACACAAACAGATATTCAGATGAGTCACCCTCCATGGCCACAGGCAGGCGAAATTACGCTATTCCGTCCACCACCGCTCGCCTCTCGTGCCTGATTGGTAAATGTGATCCCTCATCCACGATGAGGACATGAAACGATCTGTCGGCTCCACGGTGATCGACCACCGTCGCCAGCCCCACCACAACACGCTCCCGACCACCACCAGCCAGATACCCTCCATGGCCTTTCCTCCTTACCGCTTACCCTGTTTACCCTTGGGCGCAACGCCTTGTCGCTGTTGCTCGCGCCACGCATCGCGTTCCTGTTCCTTCTTGAGTTCCTCTCGGAAGTAATCGTCGCGCTGTTGCTGCTCCGCCTCCGGCGCAGACTGTCCCTTCGGGGCCGGGATCGCGTTCATGTCCTTGTGAATCTCCACGACGTGCTCCCTTCCATCACCCAACTGCCGCCCATACACGCGCAACATGGTGGGATCGTACTGCGGACTGTCCGGGTCCACCTTCTCGTCATGACGACGGTAATGGCCGTCCTGAAACTCCAGCGGCACCGAGCGTGCGCCGTCCACCCATGCCCGCGCTACTTGCTCTTCTTCGGCGTTCAGGCGGCGACAGAGCTTGGCATCCACCGAATGGTAGTCGCTGCCTGCAATCAGCAAGGCGGCTCCAGCCGCTGACTCGTAGGCCAGTCGCTTCTGTTCATCGAGCGGACTGCCGATCCACATGCCCACTTGCGGATAGCGACTCACTTCGTTCGTAATCACCGGCACATGGCTGGGAGGCCAATCCTGCGTGCCCTCGGACAGTTCCATCGCGTTGTGACCAACTTTTCTTTGTTCTTCGGGGGCGGCGTTCGTGTGGAACGCCTCCCAATCCCACCACGGGCGAGGTGGGCACGTCTGACTCCCATTGCTGCCATGTGAAGCCAGCACGCCACTCGGGCGCGGGAAGATGGACGTGTCGAGGTGGCCGCTGGCGTCATTCTCGTTCACCAACTCGATCAGGACGTTGGAGAACGGACGCAGCACCTCAATGCACCGGTTGAAGTGGTCCAATTGCTCGTTCTGCGGCGGTTGCCAGCCCGCGAACAGGCAGGCCATGTAGTACAGTCCGTGGTCGGCACACCGCTGGGCCGTCTCACCCAGATGCTGGTAGTAGTCCCGATGGGTGGTGGGCAAGACGTCATAGGCGGGATCGCCCCATTCCTGCGCGACGAAATCGCGCACCATGTTGAAGCCCATGTCCCTGACCTGTGACAGCCACGGCTCCGTGTCGGTGCCCTCACAGACGAACTTCTGCAGGACAAAGCTGGTGATGCAGATGGCCGTGAACCGTGAGCCATCCTCCTGCATGAAGTAGTGCCCCTGCGCCCGGAGCCGACTGACATTCCCCGTGTTGCCTCCGCCGCCGCCCTCTCCGCTGCCCCCGCTGCTGGCCAACGGCCACGCTTCCTGCCATGCCCGACGCGCCGTGTGCCACGTCGGATACTCGTCAATCATCCGGTAGTAGCCGTGGTGTTCGTCGGTGCGGGCCGCTTCGCCGGGTTCACCCTTGTCGGTGCGGTGCTGCGCGTACCACTCTCTGCAGAGGCGATGAATCTCATCGGCTTCGTCCACGAACGTACGGTAGCGGGTGTTGTAGTCCCGCAGATCGTTATCGAGCAGACCCTTGGGATCATCGGGTGGCGGCATGCATGTGGCTCCTTCCGCCCGGAGTCTGTCACACTCGCGTGTACAAAGCAAGAGCCGGATTGCTCCGGCTCCTTGCACTTGATTGCAGCGTTTTCACTTCAGTTGTGCCACACAGGTAGGGCAGACCACGAAGCCGTGGAGGCTGGCGTACTGGAGCGTCTGCTGCTCGCAGAAGAAGCACGTCACCCCTACCACTGCCGCCTCGTGTGCTACGACCAGCGGATTCGCATACTCCGGTCCCAGTTCAGCCTGCAGGGCCTCGTGGTTGGCCGCTGCCTCCGACGAGCCCGTCAGGGGGCCGTCCGTGACCGTCACGCTCACCGCGCCCGTGGCCTTGGCCAACGAGTCGGCCAGCGTGTCGATGGCCTCCTGAGCCGCCGGAGTGACCGTCAGCGTGGGCTCTCCAGTCGTGGACTCCGAGCCGATCCACGGGCCTTCCAGCTTCAGGGGGGCGACGGAGGACGCCGGGACCGCCAACGTGGGCGTGTAGTAGGTCGTCTTGTTGCCCACCGTCACCGACGCGGGAGCCGAGACGGAGGCTTTCGCCTCCGCCTTGTCCGCCGCCGCCAGCCACTCGGCCTTGAGGCCGTAGTTCTCGGCGCAATCCGGGCCGAAGCCCACGAGGACCGACCGCTGCTCCTTGCCGAGCCCCAGCACCTTGTTGCAGAAGCAGCAATTGCCGGTGAGCTTGCCGTGGTCCTTGGCCACGCGAGCGGGGTTGCTGGCCAGAGCCGTCAGAAGCTCCGTGAGCCCCGGCAGGCCCGACTTGAAGGGCGTGAACACGCCCTCCGGGGACACCTTGCCGTAGAACGCACGGTTCGGGTAGACGCCTTCGCCCGAGATGCTGACGTGGCCGGGGAACTTCGACTTCGGGCCGTTCAGCGAGAGGACGAGCGCCGTGCCGTTGAGGCTCAAGCGGACCTTCGGGAATTTCAGGCCCGACTCCTTGGCCTTGTTGAAGAGCGCCACGACACCCGCGAAGCCGCCGACGTTGACCGCCACCGGAGCCGCCGCGACGGGAGCCGCCGCACGGGCGATCAGGCGCTCAATCCACGGTTCCTGCTTGGGAGTGAGCCCGCCGTACTTCTTGAACGACGCGATCAGGTCCGACGCGAATTTGGCGTCCGACGCCTTGAGGACCGGAACGAGGGTGGCGAGCTTGGCAACCGATTCTGAAAGAGTCATGGTGGTTGGCCCCTCCTTGGGCACTTCCGACTGACAAGAACAAGTATAGCACCTTCGGAGGGGCTTGTCAAATTTTTACTTTGAGGGCTATTTGCTGTTGCTGTACTCCAAAAACTCCAAATGCCGCTGCGCTTCCTCCCGAATCTCCTCCATCGTCGGACGGGGTTTTTCCAACACGTATTTGCAAAACTCCTTCAGCCGACTCCGACACCGGGTCAACTTGGTTCTGGCGCTCCGCCTATCCGACATCGGAACGACCTTCTTGCTCTTCTGTTGCGGTACGAACACTGTCATGCTCATGCGGCCCTCCGTGGCTTATTTTTCGATATCTCGATGCTCGACGGAGACGCCTAGCTCCTGTGCCAGCCGCTCCGCCAGATAGACACTTCGGTGATGCCCACCCGTGCAGCCAATGTAGGCGACTTCCGTACCCGGAGACGTCACCTGTTGCTGCACGTAGCGGTACTTCGCATTGAATTCTGGGGTCTTCTGAATCTCCGCCTGCACCGCTGGATCGGTGCCTAGCTTGGAGCGTAGGCGACGATCCCGATACGGGTTGCGAAACAGGCTCCGCACATCCACCACGACCACTCCGGGGGCCGTCTGGTCCGGAGGCTCAGGATGCTTAAAGCCAAAGCTGACAATCTTCTTCAACGTCATCGCTGCCCTCCGTGGCAATCACTTGCACTACTCGTTGAACACGATCAGCCACTCACCATTGCCGTCCGAGTACTCGCCGCACTGCACCTCCCCGATCTTCTGAGCCACCGTCAGGTGGTCCTTCCGCCACGTCTTGCCGTGTCGTTCGAACGTCTCCGGCCACTCCGCTTCCGGCAGCGGGACTTTCCAGCCCAGCACCGTCGCCGCCACCGTCATCTTCTCCAACGATTCTTCACTGGGCATTGCCCACTCCTTTACCACACCACTTTCGCCGTCACACCTTTCGCCGTGTGCGACACAGAGGGGGCCACCGACACCGTCTTGGACCGGAGCCCCAGCCACGTCATCAACACGCCCGATCCGATCATCGCCAGTCCCACCTTGGTTTCCATCGCACTACCGCACGATCCGGCGTCCACGCTGTAGCTGCCGACACAGTACGTGTCACCCAGTACCCGGACATCGTCAAAGCCCCAGTGCAACACCAGCGACGTGCCGACCACCGTGGTCAGGACACCCACGATCCCCAACGCCCGAGACACCGGCTCGCTCTCCGGCGGGAGATACGCCGCACACGCCCCTCCTCTCATCCCCGGTGCATCTTTGTACCGCTCACAAATTTCCTGCATCGTCGGCACCCGCGACTCTTGCGCCCACGCCGTGCCCTGCAGTACCACACTCACCATCACCCACCGCGCTATCGCTCTCATCTCAGGCTCCCATATCCGCAGCATCACGAAAGCCTAACGCCTGCGGAAAGCGGGGCTTGTCCTTGCCACCACTGGCGAAGAATTTGAATTTGAGAATCTTCCCGATGTACTCGTCGCCGTCATTCCAGATGGCCTGCCGCTCTGCGAGCGTGCCCGTGGGGCTGACCTTGTGGACCACGCCTGTCTCCAGATTCTTCACCACGTAGGCTCCCAGCGTGCCCTTGGCCACCTTCCCGGCTTGGTGACTGCTCCGCTTAGTATGCCCCAGTTCATCCACGAACGCCGTGTTCGTGTTGGCCGACTGCTCGATCAGGTCGATGATCGTGCCCTCGCCGTCTGTGAACCGTTTCAGCTTCAGGAGCCAGCCTTCCCGCGCCGTCGAACGGCCCTGCTTATACAGGCCCGAAGGGCTCCGGAGCATCAGCCCCTCATACCCGCAGTCCACCGAGATGGCCTCCAGCTTGAGCAGCGTGCTCTGGTCTTCGATCAGGTTGTGGGGCACCATCTGGACGTAGGGCTGGTCGAAGGCTTCGACTACCACCGTCGCCGCCTTCAGGCGCAATGAAAACGCCTTACCGGGCGCGAACAGGTCGAAGACATGGAATACGAAGGTGGGCTTGCCGTCCTGCGACATCACCGCACTGGTAGACACCCGGAAGGCGTCAGCGGATGCTGGGTTGCCGACGATCAGTTCCCCGTCGAGCCCTTCAAGCTCCGGCTTGCCCAGCAGGGCCTGCACATGCGCGTTCGGGATAGGCTTGAGGCTCCGGCTCAGGACGACACCACCCTGCACCGTGGCGCGGATGCCATCGAGCTTCGGGCTGACCAGCACCGGGAAGCGGTGGGGCTCCAGCACGAACGGGGCGTCAAGTTTTCCGGCCAACATCGGTTTCCAAGACACGGGGCCACTCCATTGACTGGGAGGATATCAAGCTGCCTCCCGTCAGCCGTCGCTCTGCTAATCTACCCCCGGTATTGGCGACCGTCACCGGATGTAAGAACCAGTCTACGCCCTTTTCGGGCGTTTGTCAAATCACCGGGCGAAGATTCCACCCGTACCGCCTGATGCGGCCCAACATTCCGCACAAACCGGACGCTTGGCCAGCCCCGCAGGACCGTCAGCCACTTCCCCGCAGGCCGCACAAGACGTCTTGGGCTTGCCCAGCGTCCCCAGCGACGTGTGCAGCCCAGTCACCCGCGTGAACACCTCACGAAGCTGGTCGTTGTACACGTCGCTCACCGTGGCCACGTTCTTGAGCTTCCCAGCCCGCAGATAGCTGGCCACCACCGTGTAGGTGTCCGAAGGGTCCAGCGTGATGTGGACCACGTTCACCCGCTTGCCGTCGTAGTTCACCGAGTTGATCCGCAGCGACAGACCGTTAGGACTGCCGACGAGATTTTTGGCTCCAGTCATCACCAGAAAATGTCCGCCACCGAGTTGTTCCAGAATCGTTTTTGCGATATCAAGATTTGCCATACCAAGAGTATCGCACAATTCAGGTGGATTTGTCAAGCTGCACTTGATTGCACGGCCTTCCACACCGGCCCGCCCGTCAACAGGGCATGGGCCTGCTGGATGTTGGCAGGCAGGACGCCCTTCCGGGGGTTCGTCTTCACGAACCACTCGCGGACGACGTCCATGTTGAACCGGCCTTCGTGGTTGTCGTCCAGAATGGCCAGTCTGACCGGCTGGCCGTGCCCCTGCAGCCACTGCTCGATTTCCCGGCCCCTGACCCCCATCCCCTGCCACTGGGGCACCACCGTGGTCCCCAGCACGCGCCGGGAGGCAATCCCGAAGTGGTTCAGGATGGCCTGCAGTTCTGGCAGGGTGTAGTGGTGTCGCCAGTCGGAACTGACCACTACCTGAGCATCGAGCTTGGTCACCAACCGCGCCACTCGTGCCGCCAGCCGTGGCTCAATCGCCACGTCTTCGTAGTACCGGTGATCCCGATTCAGTACGCCGTCGATATCAAGAAAAACCACACGCTGCACCATCATCACGCCTTCACCTTTTTCTGCGGGGGCGGATGACCGTGACAGGTACCACACACCGCGATTTCTTGCTGCTGAACGATGAGAAACGTCCAGCCATAATCCTTCTCCAGATCCCCTTTGGATTTCCGACTCTCCCGGTCGCACTTCTCGCAGCGGTGTATCACTCGACGTCGCGGGCCTTCCACACATCCCCGTCAGGGAACGTGAACGCACCCTCTTCCAACAGACCCTTGCTGTCGAGCAGATCCACCAGTTGCTGCACCTTGGCCGTCAGTTCCTTGATGACGAACTTCTGGGCCTCCGCCACGAGCGTGGGATCTTCCGGCGGCAGTTCCGGCGGGAGTTGATAGTTGACGTGTCGGTCAGTCATGACTTGCTCTCCAGATGCGCCGTGTTGAACCCGAGCCGCTTGGCTTCCGCGATCATCTTCTCGCGGGGCGTCTACTTCTTCTCACTCGTCTGCTTTTTCTCACTCATGATTTGAAAATCTCCTTCAACGGGCGTGACCGTGACGGATGCCGCAACAGTCGCAGGGCCTTCAAGCGAAGCTGGCCCACTCGACCTGTCGTGATCCCAAACTCCGGGGCCACGTCCTTCAGTCTCACCCCGTCCAACAGACACCGTCGTGCGATTGCTCGATTCCGCTCACCGCGCAGAGTCTGGTACGGCCCCCGGAAAATCGTCTCCATCTGCACTTCCAGCGTCTCTTCAAGCTGGGACTGCTGCTCACCCGTCAACGGTGGCAACGGCTCTCCAAAAATCTCTTCGACCGTGTGGAGTGCCCGTGTCAGCACTCAATTACCCTTCGCCGCTTCCAGAGCGGCATACGTACAAGCCCCACTCTCACATCTATGCGCCACTAACACGGGCGGTTCCTTCTCGTAAACGCGCTTGCACTTCGGGCACCGGAACTTCACTTCAATTTCCCTTCGCGGCGTCATACGCCAGATCGCCTTCCAGATCACACTGCCTACAGTCAGGTGGGATGTTCCCGTGCTTGCAGGGCTTCTTCTGGCAGTCTTCGCATAGGGCATACGGCCACACGCCATCCCACAACGACGTGCCACACGTTTGACAAAAATGCGTCGGCGGCATCGGTGGACGTCGTCGGTGTGTCAGGTCTTTCATCGCTCCTCCTTGAGCCTCACCCAGTCTAGCATCGCTCGTGGACGTTTGTCAATTCAGAATAGGCTTCTTCTCGCGCATCGCCAACGTCTGGCCGATCTGGTGAGCCGCCTCTATCGCATGCTGCAGGGCGATATGAAAATCAATCGCCTGAGGGATGTCGAACGTCAGGTGGCCCCACCCATCTTTACCCGTGGGCAGATGCTGGATGTTGATCGACACCTTCCCCTCCGGGGTCACCGCGATTTCAATCGCCATCGGATCTTCATCAGTCGCCATGCACCCTCTTCTCATTCGTCTGGGCAATGTAGGCCAGCACCTCTGGCATCGTCTTCCACGAGGATCGGGTGCGGGGCGTCCAGATGTTGTTCACCAGCCACTGCTCCGTGAGCACGTAGGTCTTCGTCTGTCCACTGTACATCAACGTCCAGCGATTCAGATCCGGAAGACTCTGCTGCTCCACCAACTCTGACCAGTCAGGCATTCGATGGTGTCCCCTTCGTTTCAATGTCTTCCCACAGTGATCCCCACCATTCACGATCCCGCCATGTCTCCTCAATGCCGACACCGACTGTCCCCATGACGAAGAGCTTTTCTTCATGGTGACAGATTGAACAACGACGATACAAGTTCGTGACGTAAACCCAGCGGTGAATGCCTATCTTATGAAGCATGAATTTGAGTTTCATGATTTTCCTCTGGGCTGACTCAAGACCAGCCACGCCACACCAAAGGCCACCGCTAACGTAGCAATGACAACCACGTCGAAGAGGTTCATTCCTTGCTGCCCCGCTTCGCCTGTGCGGCCTCATGCACCGCTTGCGTCAGGTTCCCGTAGACGTAGAAGAAGGGCGTCACCAGTTCCCGGCACCCGTCGCAGACCAGATGCGTGGTCTTGCCGTCCGTCATCTCCGTCACAACGCCGATTCCACCCTGACACACGAAACAGATGCCCTTCATTGTCTCTCCAATAGCTTTATGGCACGAACACTCACACTGAGAGGGACGTAGACAGGTATCGTGATGGCCCACGAAACATTGACGGGTGACGAGCGGGTCAGCCGCGCCAGTGGTGCAATCGGCGTCACCGTTCGCCGCTTCGTCGCGTGCCGCCGCTTCGATGAATTGCCGTTCGCGTTGTTCGTCGGTCATGGAGCCCCCGTGGTCAGCCCGCCGCGTTTCGGACAGGCCCAATTGAGGTGTTGCCACAAGGCCAGCGACAACGTGGCCGAGGCGACCTGCTTGACGGTCACGCCGCACAACGGGCAATCGATTTCGTCAGTCATGGTGCCGCCCCCTGTCATCACCATCTCCCTGCACTTGATTGCACTTCCCGCAGAACCGCATTCGGCACCATCGACCGATCCCCGTTCTCGTACTCGATGCGGTAGAACACCGTCAGGCCCAGCGGGAGGACTTCAATCACCTGCACCTGTTCCCCCGTGTCCACCCGTTTCGCCACCTGATTGACTTTGAACACTCTCGTGACCACGTTTGTTCCTCTGCTTCCATGCTGCTGCCACCGCTCGACTGATCCGAGTGGGCGTATTGTCCTGCACCAGCACCACGAGCCCAATCCGCTGAGCAATCTGGCCCAGTGCAAAATCATCCTTGTGCCGTGCCCAGAACCCCGCACAACACGCCGTGTGCGAACTGTGGCAGACGCGGTAGCCCTCAAAGTCACCGCGTTTCGACCGCACTCGGTCTTCCAGCATCTCCGGGTCCAGCGGAGACTTCGGCTGATAGACACAGGTCGCACACATCTGGGTTTGCACCCGCAGTCCCGCCGCCTTATTTTTTGGCATTCACCCACGCCTCTGCTGCCGCCTTGTCCCGGTGCGTCTCCACCGTCACGGCCTTACCGTTGACCCGCTGCTTCAGGGCCCAGACCTCCACCGCATCGAACCGGTGGTCACCAAGGGACCGCTTGACGTTCCGGCCCGTGGCCCAGCGGGAGCCGTCCGGGCTCTCCAACCGCTGGGGGTGGGCCTCAATCTGGTTGGGGCCACGGCTGATGCCCTTGCGCCAGTTGTACATCATCGCTGCTCCTTCACCCACGTCACCGTGCCGGTGCCCTGTGCTCGCAGGTACTGCTCGACATACACCGAATGCCGCTTGCAGAAGTGCTTCGTGCCCTTGTCGGTCGTGAGGGTCACCACCACCTTCCCCTTGCAGGGACGGGTCTGCGTAAACCGGCCCACACCGTGCTCCGCGACTGGCGTTGAACATTCCATACCTACGATTATCGCACCAATGGAATAATTTGTCAAGATGACGCTCACAGTGTTCCTGCGTCCTGAGCCGCCTGCCTGCGCGCCTCCCGCTCCTCCAGCACTGCTGCCGTGCCCTTGAGGGTCCGGATTACCTTCTGCTCGTACTCGCCCGTCAAAGCCGCCCCGTAGGCCGCTTCGAAGGCGGCAATCTTCTCGCTGTCCGCGTAGGTGATCCCGGCGTTCTCGACGTAGCCCGTGCTGTCGTCAATGAAGAGCACCCGGAGGTTCGTGTAGGTGGACGCCTTGGGCTTGTTCCAGACGATCCCCGGACGCTTGGGGTTCGTGGTCTGGCTGACCACCCGCTGGCCGTGCTTGGTGGTTTCGATCCAGTAGCGAATCTGGCACCGCAGGCGGAAGCCGTAGGGATAATCCGCGACGACGTAGGCGGTTTCGGGTGAGGTGTGGCCAGTCAGAACGGTCATGTGTCACTCCTTTGACGTGAGGAAACCAGTATAGCAAACAGGCGGAGAGTTTGTCAAACTCCCCGTCTTATCTCAGCCTTTCACAATTTTGATGATGGCGAGTGCCTGTGCTTCCGTGAGCCCACTCAGTTCGAACCCAAATACCGGAATACCCTGATTTTCGTAGACGTTCATCTTCTTCAGGTGAGCCCACCGTGGCTGAGTATTGGGCCACTCGACTTGACCCAGATCCGCAATTGCCGCCGTGACCGTGGCACTGCTAACTGCCATCCGGGCGTCATACTCCGCCTGCTGGGCGAGATACTTCTGCACACAGGCATCGTTCTCGGCCTTCTCCGCCACCATCTTGCGGATTTGCTTGACGATATGCGCCTTGTCCTGCACCTTCCGAAAGCGGTTCTTGCTCGCATGTCGGCTGTAGCCAGACCGCACGATCACCGCTGTGATGACCCGGTCACCGCCCGTGTAAGGGCATTCAGCGTAGACTTCCAAGCCCCCCACCAACACTCCCGCGCCTTGCCTCACCGCCCCAAGGTCCGACAGGAGGGCCACCAGTTCATCGCTGTAGGCGTCCTGCACGCTCGTATCCGGCTTCCACATGCTGCCCTCCTTGGCAATTGATTGCCGACTCCACCCAGTGTAGCAAGGGGCCGGAGGATTTGTCAAACCCCCCGCCCCTGTCGTCTTACGCTGCCGCCTTGACCACGCCCACCAGCGACGGGCGCGAACCGAAGCCGAAGCTCTTGTCGTCCTTCGACGCTTCGAAGGTGGCCGTCACCGTGATGCTGTCCCCACGGTCAGCGTCAGCCTTGCTGGGCACCGTCAACCAGACTCTGGAGTTGTTCTCCAGCTTCAGGAGCATCTTGCGGACGTAGCCACCGGGCGCGAAGTCTGACGGCTGGTCCTTCAGGCTCAGGATGACCCCGGTCACCGTCTGACGGCCCACCGGGGCCTCACCCTTGACCTCTGCCGCCTCCACCACCGCCTGCTGGGCCTTCTGGGCGTCCCGTGCAATCGCGGAGAGGACTGCCGCCACCTGACGCTCGCTCAGGCTCCCGTAGAGCCCCAGCTTGGCTACGACGTCCTTCACGAAGGGGTTGGAGCCCGTGTAGGGCAGCACCGCTGCGAACGCGGGGGTGGCCTTCAGGAAGGCTTCGCGGGCGTTCCACACCTTGATGCGGACCTTGTTCGCCGCATCCTTCGCCTGCAACTGGGCCAGCTTGAAGGTCTTCTGGTCCACGAATTCCAGCCGCTTGGTGCAGTCCGCGCCGAAGACCACCACCGCGCCCGTGGGGAGGTACTTCACGACCGTCAGCCAGCGGAGGGGGTTGTGCCCGCAGTGGACGCACTTGCGGACGTTCTTCGTCTTCCAGTCCGCGCCGAAGGCTCGCACCATGTCGGCTTCCCAGAACTTCACGTCTTCCGCGAACGCTTCGACGCCCTGTCCGAAGTAGACCGGACGCTTGCCGTCGAGGTAATCGAGCACCTCGTACTGGGCCGGATCGAAGTGCGTGGGGTTGTGGACGGTGGGAACGTGTGCCATGTTTTGCGTCTCCTGAAGCGCCCCACTCCTTGGGGCTGGGTTGCCGTAGCGCCGACTGACAAGACCAGTATGACACAGGCCGGGGGATTTGTCAAATCGCCTGTGGTGCATCCGATTGCACCGACTCGACCAGTTGCCACTGCGACGAGTAGACCACCCCGTTGATGCCCCAGCCGTTCTTGTAGAGCCACGACTGCGACTGTGAGCCGGGAACGAGCTTCAGGAGGCCCTTCTTCATCAGGCTGACCGCCGCATTGTGACGGCGGACGCCGAAGTGCCGCTTGCGCCCGCTGGGGCCTTGGCACCCGTGGTCGATGCCCACGTAGTGCCACGGGTTGCGGGTCACTTCGTCCAGCAGTTCCTGTTCTGACTTGTTCAACTTCATCGCCGCCCCTCCTTGGGCCTAAATTACGGGAATTTCATTCCGGGGTGACCCTGCCCGCCACAGGAGTCCGCCACCCCGAAGGTCCGCGCTCGTTTGCCGATTCAGATGGGGCCACGGTACCTGTCGCCCTGTCGGTTTGGTTGCCCTCCCCGCTCGCTCACCCTACTCCCGGCTCTTGTTATCGCCTCACTCGTGCCTCCCTTCAACCGAGAACCAGTATGACACTATCCAAAGGATTTGTCAAATCGGGGGACCAGACTCTCCATCTTCTGGCCTCGCTGGCTCCGCTTCGTCGGTACCCGCATCAGGGTATGCAGCGCCCGCTCATATCGTCGCCGCATGCTCACCGGGAGCCTGTCCAGCGTCTCGTCTCGGAGATGGTCCTGTAGGTCCGCGATCTTCACCACCAGCGCCAGCAGGTTCCGCTTGGCCCGAAGAGTTTCGATGTACTCCGCGTAGGTTTCGCTGCCTCTGGTCAGGAGCAGGACGGCATCGGCAATCGCCGGGGCAATCCCGGCCTTCTCCAGATCACGATGGGTCAGGTCGCTGTCTTCCAGCACGTCATGGAGCCACGCCACCTCTTTGGCCTCTGGGCTGTCCACCAGCGCCACCACTCGCTCTAAGTGCTGGACGTAGGGATGCCCGCCCCACTTCTCGACTTGACCCTCATGGGCCTTTCGCGCAATCTGTTCTGCAATTGAGTGCATCCTGTGCTCCGCTCTGATAAACTTCAAGGTTCAGTGTCTCACAATGCATTGGAATTTGTCAACTGGAGGCTGTGATGACTGACGCTCCCGACAAGCCCGAAGGTGATATCCCTGCCAAGCAGAATATCACCCGTGACAAGCTCTTGAGTTTCGTGCCGTCTTACCGGGCCGGATACACCTCTTCCGGGGGCCGGGACGTGGACATCACCGATCAACAGATCGTCCAGAAGATGGAAGCCGCCAAGGTCTGGAACGAGTCCTTGGCCGAGCAGACCGGTCGTCAGGACGGCTTCGACGCCCGCGAAAACGCCAAGAAACAAGGCCATTGGTAACCCCTGACGGGCGGGGCTTCGGTCCCGCTCACCTTCTCCGCTTCCGGGGCAACGTGGCTGCGAATGTCCGCAGTTCATCCCGGTGGTTGTGCGCCCATTCGTGCTCCTGCATCTCCACCATGTAGTCTTCGAACAGAATCAGTTCCGCATCATCATCGAGCGTGAGGCTCTTGACTTCCTCCCACCCCTTCGTTGCCACAATTTTTTCGCCCAGCCGATACAGGGCCTCTTCATACACGCGCTTGCGGCCCGCGAGATAGGCATCAAACTCGTGCTCGTCTATCGCGTCTCCCGGTACCCATTCCCCGCGATACCAGACTTCAAACGCCTTGCAGTCCTGCAACGACACCGCTTGATCCGTGGCCAGCCAATCCGGTGGATGGCCCCGTTGAGCCATGTACTCCCGTTGCACCGTGGGCGTGGTGTTCCGCTGCAGGTAATCGTTCCACCGGAGCTTCGCCACACTAGCAGGCGCACCGAAGCGGATCAGGCCCTGTCCCGCCAACTCCGTAATCGCCCGCCCGGTGGGAGGCAGCTTGCGAAAACCACGAGGCCGGGGATCCTTGATGCACGAATGCTCCCACTTCGGGTTCCACGAGAACCACAACAGCGGATTGGGCTCATTGATCGCTACGCTCAGCCGCTTGGAATTGCGGGGCCGGAGGACGTTCGTCGCCAGAATGTTGTCCAGATATTTCCCGATGGTGTAGTGATACACCAGCGGCATCTTGGGGCCTTCGGTGTGCCCGACGTGCCACGCCGCACACTGGGGACAGGGATAGACGTTCAGGCCCTTCGACCGATGCGCCTCCCCGGCCAGATAGTTCTTGTAAACGAGCTTCTTCTGATGCTCCAGTGCCGCCTCACGGGTGGCGTGCGGCACCTTCCCCGTGGGACAGGCCATCAGCGCACCCCACAGTTCGGGTAGCCGCACTTGCGGTCCAGATACTGCCGATCCTTCGCCGCTTGTGCCGCTGCCGCGCCGGGGTGGAGCAACGCTCCACAACCTCGGCCCACTACGCAGATGAGAATCACCACGCCGATCAGTGTTGTGAACTTCATTAGTCGGCCCACCCGTTCGCTGAGGCACGAGCATAGGCCACGTCGAAGCTGTCCATCTGGCTCTCCTGCACGGCCTGCTCCCGGCAGTCGAAGCACAGAGCTTCAGTGAACTGGACGTTGCCTTCCGGGGTGTCGGACAGGACTTTGTCCTCCTGACAGGCGGGACACGTATCCACGACGATGATGCGAGTTTTCTTCTGCGGCATGCTCTTCCTCCGCCCACTCCTTGGGCACTGAATTCACCACCGAAGACCAGTCTAGCACAACTAAGGTGGGTTTGTCAAATGGCGGGATTCCTGACCTCAGGACAGCACGGGTTCTGCGTCCTCTTCGACGGGTTCGGTCTGGGGGTTCAGGAGATACCGCTTCGCCCGCTCGTAGGCGTCCCAATCTACCGTCTCGGCATGGCGCAGGATATCCTGCAAGGCTCGCAGTTCCTGCTCAGGCATCCAGATCATCGGCATTTGTTCACTCCTTGAAAAAAGTATGCCAAGACCGGGCGAATATGTCAATCGCCCTTAGCAGCACCGTGGCCACGACAGCCGCCCCCACCAGTACCCAGCATCCGATGAACAATACGCTTCCCCCAAGAAACCGCAACGGGCTTAACATTGGATATCCCTCCTTGGACAAGATGTCGGCGGAAGTGAAAGGTTCCGTTTCCGTAAGACCCGGACTTAGCAGGGGCGTTATCCCCCTGACCTCAGTAGTCTCCTGCTCCCCACCGACTCAACCAGTGTAGCACACAACTTTGGCGTTTGTCAAATGCAATCAATTGCCTTGTGATTTGACAAATCTTTTTCGTTGTGCTAAGATCATTGGAGCATCGAACCTCAGCACCGCTCATGGAGGAGCGAAAGGAGCCTATGGCACTGAAGTTTTCGAAGACCCCGGTCAAGCGTCGGTTGGTGAAGCGGTCGGTCCTGATCGCAGACAAGCCGAAGCGCATCGTGCAGGACTACGCGGCTATCGACCAGTTCGGGGAACTGGCCAGCCGCAAGCGTGAAGCCGCTGCCACCGCACGGAAGCTGGGACATGACCTGTTGCCGTGGCATGAACGCCCCAATGACCCGTCAGGCCGCTGGAACGCCTTCTGTAATACGTGTAACAAGGCCGCTGTGGTCTGCACGGAGGCTCCACAGGGTCTGCCGTGGATCTACGGCCACGCGCTGACGGACGAGTGTCCGTTGTAACAGGCTCCGGTGGCGGCACAGGTTGTCGCCACCGATCCGGCGCACACGTATACCCGCAGATCCCGCGCTGGCACTGTGGATCTTGCAAAATCTTAATCGGCCAGCCATCAGAACAGGTGCGGCGAAGGGGCAACGCACACCCGTACGCCGTGAGCAGCACGAGCAACAGCACCACGCCCCGCATGCCCGCATTGTCTCATGCCGACAGGCTGTGCTCCGTCTGGTAATCGGGTTCGTTCTCGGGCTTCTTCAACTTGTCTACGCTCGCGTAGACGCTCTGCGGAATCATCAGGACCGGAATGCGATACAGGCCCCACAGTTCCCGCCGCATGGTCAGGCCGTACACAATACCTGCGAGGGCATCCGATAGATCCTTACTGGCTCCCGGTGGGTGGTCGATCTTCCCGGTCTTGACGTTCTTCTCCAGCATGAGCATTTCCTTCTGGAGCTTCGGATGCACCGGGATGTTCAGGCGTCCCTCATACGCCGCCGTTTTGCAGAAGTCATACGGACGGCAGGGGACATCGTCCATGGACTGATGCCCGGTGATCAGGCCCTGCTGCCGCAAAATCTGCTGGCTGTCTGAGGACTGGAATTGGTCAAACGTCACCCAGATGATGTTCAGGCCCATCTTCTTCAGGACGATGAGGACTTCCCGAATCTTGCCCAGCAGAATCTCGCAGTTCTTCGGCGGGCGAACTTCCAGCACGCCATCCACCCAGATTTCCGGCATGTAGGCCGGTTGCTCGGGGTCACTGCTCACGCTCCTGAAGCCTTGCACCGTGCCTATCGCTAATCCCGCGCTATCACCGGAGAGCGCCAAGTCACAATGGGCGAAGCGGGGGATATCCGGATTCCAGAAATTCCGCTTCAGGAGCGTCAATCGCTGCTCGACAAAATCCACCACCGGCTGGCTGAAGATGCTCTCTCGCGGCTTGAACGACGTATGCACCTTCTGGACTTCCAGAAAGAAGGGGTGTCTGGCGAGCGTGCTCACGCCCGCGATTTCTCGCAAGGCGTTGATCACGTCCTTCTCAAACTCCAAGCGGAATTCTTCGGGGACGCTCACCACCAGCGCACGATCCTCATCGTCCACTTCATCATCCCGCTCCAGAATGCGGGGCTTGCGCGTTAGATCCCCGGCGAAGACCGGGAACCAGCCCTGATTCCCGAAGTCATCCGGTTTGATGTCCCATACCCGCTTGTCATAGACGAAGATGCTCGGGTCTTTCTCAGCCTCCGCCACTTTCTGGTCCGTGAACTGCCCCGGATACTTTTTAGACGATACCAAGCAGAGAATACCGGGGAGCTTGCCATTCTCCATGAACCGCGACTTGCGCCGTCGAGCAATCGAGTTATAGAGCAGAATGGCTTGGTCATACGTCCCTTTGTCCACCGCGACTTTGGACTTCTCCACCACGCTCATGTAGTTCAACTCATCGATCAGCCCGCCCATGACGTTCTGGCCGATGGCCGCTGTCTCCGATCCGCTGACCGGCACCACTTCTACCCGGTTGGGGAAGACGAGCTTGCTGTGCAACTGCTTATCGAACGGATAGTGCTTGTAGAAGTAGGGACTGCCCTCAATCATGCTCCGGAAGCGTTGGTAATCCACGCCTTTAGCCAACTGCAACGTCATGCTCTGGAACACCAGCAGAATTTCCGACGACGGGTCCAGCCCAAACTGCTTGTGCGGCGAGCGCATGCACGAGAGGAGATACAACTGGTAGGCATTCGTGTAGAGCGCCAGCGTGGTTTTGCCCGATCCGATGCCACCGGTCATGATGGCTTCGACATAGGTACCGTTGTTCAGTTCCTCTGCCGCCTCCAGTACACCGGGGTAAATCTCCTTATCTTTGTTCAGGTAATGCGGGGAGCAGATAAACTCCCGAATGCCCACCGGCTTCCAGCGGTACTGTGCCCAATCCTGCAGCTTATGCGTCTGCGTGCCGCGCAACTGGTCTTCGACATGGACGACCGCTTGGGCATAGAACATGGCCCGCTCTTCCAGATCGATGATGCGCTGGCCTTGGTCCCAGATTTGGTTGGCGGGCTCGGCTCCCAGATACTGCTTCAGATAGACGTGGATACGGTCGTTGACCTTGTCCAGATGTTCGTGGCTGGTCTTCTGGGCTCGCTCGGCGGGATTGCCCTTCTTGAACGTCAGCATCGATCAGGCTTCGTGGGCCAGTACGTGCTCTTCGTGGAACCGATGGCAGCACCCACAGTACCGCTCTTCCACATCTTTGGGGTGAAATGATGTCAGGTTGCACGTATGGCAGCGAATGCCCAGATGCAGACGCGTACGATGGCCCTCTCCGGGGGCTCGGGAATCCACCGGACGCACGATTAGGTCATACCCCACGCCGTGTTTGAGAATTTTGTCAATCATTTCCGTTTTATCCGAATGGGATTGCAGACGGCGCAATCACGCCAGTACTCAAACCCATGCGGACATTTCTTCTTGGGCATCACTCTCGTGCAATCAAGTGCGGGATTTTGCGGGCGTTCAGGATCGACTCCACCGTGGTCACGGCTTCGAAGATTTGTTTCTGCACGCTCATCCCATCCGGAAACGTCGTAGTCACCGATGCGCCCCGTGCCGTGGTAGTACTCACGGGGCCTTTGAATTCATCGAGTCCCAGATCGAACCGGAGCTTCTGGAGGTCCAGCAGGATCTGGCGATAATTGCCCACCGCTTCGTTCACACTGGTAAACGTCCGCTCTTCCTTCGTCGCCTTGGCTAAGAGGGTCATCACCAGTGTGCGCTGCGTCTCACTCAGTTCCTCCAAGCGGGCCAGCACCGGCACCGAGACGTGTTGCAGCCGGGTGATGTTCGGCTTCCCTACGGCGAGAATGCGCTTAGCCTCTTGGGCTCCGAAGATGCCCTCTGCCGCCGCTCGTCGCAGGCGATTCAACTGCTGGGTGAGGGTTAGTTCCGCCACGTCCTGAAACAGGCCCCACCCTGCTGGCGGAGCCTGCTGAATCGTGCGGGCCAGTGCCTGCGCCGGTTCGCCCCGGATCAGGGCATTCAGGATCTTCCGAAAGGGCTCTTCACCCAGTGCTTGGAGACGTTCAAAGGCCATGTTTCTCTCGGAGCCGGATTTCCAAATCCTTCCCTTCGATGCGTGCCGCCATACTGCCAATCTGCCTGATTTCGGCACGAATCTTCTCAAACTTCTGTTCAAGGCGCAGTTGACTCCACAGCACCACCAGCAGAATCGCAATGTACAGGAATTCAATCCACATCATCGTCCACTCATCACAATCTTTGCAGAATGAACGTGACGACATAGAGCACGATACAGGTCAGGATCAGGTTGACCACCGACAGGATCAAGAGAGTGCGAATGCTGACATCAGTGTTCATCGGATTCATCGTTGCAACACCGGATCCGTGGCCTCATCGTGATACACCAGCGTCCTGACGCCTGCGTCTTTGGCTTCTAAAAGTTTGCGAAGACAGACCGTCCGCTCGGGGTTCTGGGGAAACTTCTCCACTACCCACAGCGCGAGGGCGTGAAACGGTTGACTGGCCTGTTGCAGCCCCTCCGGCAAGTGCTTGTATTCAAAGAACTGCAACATCCGGTCAGGCATTAGAGGCCCGCCCACGGCATCGTCTGTCGCATCTTCGCCATGTCACACCCGACCAACCGCCCATCGCTGCCCATCGGATACGGCCCCACAAGCTGACTGGTGTTGTAATCCCAATACCCATCGGAAGCAATACTTGGCTTGGGCGTGAACAACTGTCCCTCGGGATAGGGGATATTCGGCGGCTGTTCGATCACGTTGGTGTGGAAGATGTGGCCCGGTGCGTACTTGTTGAGCGCATCAAGGCCCAATCCAGCATCGTCGCCTGTGATGCCGCTCTCCGTGCTCCCTACGGCATTGTCCCGAAACGTGAACGTGCCGTCTGGGTATTTAGACTCACCGCCAAACGCCAGATTGCGCCACATCGCCCACAGCCATGTGTTGTGATAAATGACCGTGGGTAGAAATGGCCGCGACGTCTGGATGCCACTCTGGCAAGACCAAATCACGTTATCGTGAATCGTGAGGTTGGTGCCCTGTACCGAGGGGTGGGTATCGTCAATCCCCAGCAGGTTGAACGCGAACCCTTCGCAGTAGCCGATGCTGTTGTACCGGATGGTCACGTCGCTGACCGTGTTCTGCGGATTGTTTCCATCTTGATTCCGCACGGTCAGTTGAATCGCGTGCCCGTCCTGCCCGCCCACCCAGCAGTTCTCAAAGATGTTAAACTCGATGAGCGCCCGCTGGATGACCTTGAGTTCAAAGAGATTTTTACACAGATGGTTGGGCAGATGCTTCCAGTCGAGCGGCTTGAAGCACTTGTTCAACCGGAACGTCAGGTCGCTGGGAATCAGGCCGGGAATGTTCGCCGTGGCTCCACCGGTAATGAAGTTCTCCCCTGCGCCTTCCAGATAGTTGCCTTCAATCCAGAACGGCCCCGGTCCCGCCCATGAAGCAATGCACTGGGCTTCGTCGCCAAAGAAAAACTTCTCCATGTAGCAGCGGGTGATACGGCTGTCGCCGGTATGCAGTCCAATCCCTCTGCGCCCACCGACATTCGGATCGCCAGACAGATAGCAGCGGTCCATCGTGATGCGCTGAGGGACTTGCCACCACTCGGTTTGCTCCGCACGTCCTAACTCCACATGCGTCCGCTCGGGGTTGTTCACGTTAGGCGCGAAGGCAATCCCATCCACGGTGTAATCATGGGCTCCGTCCTGACACGAAAGAACCGGATACTGCGTGTCCTGTGCCTTCAGTCTGGCATAAGGTTGCGCCTGTTCAGGCGTGATCCACGGCACTCCACTAGGCTCCGGTAACTCTCCGGCGGTTCGGAGCGTGACCCGGCTCGTGCCCTCCCGATACGGCAGCACAAAATTGCCCGTAAATGTCGCTCCGCGCTCCAAGTGAATCTCGACCGCACTCCCACTGCTTTTGGCGTCATCGAGCGTTTTCTGCACATCGCCGCCTGCGTTGACCGTGACTGTCGTCATACGTCTTCTCCTTCACTCGGAGGCTCTTTCATTCGTTCAAAAATCGACACGCCGCGTACGCGATGATTCGTACTCCGCCACAGGGCTATCGCCCCGCACCAGTGCCACATATCTTTACGATACATCGGGAGAACCGTATCCATCCACACCAGAAAGCCTCCCGGTCGCACCACGCGATGGACTTCGTGCAGGACTTTCCGTCGATCTGGCAGGGACGTGCCGTAATACTCCGCGTCAGCAGTCGAATAGGGGGTGTCGGCATAGACGCCATCGAACGCCCCTTCCTGAAACGGCAACGCCAACGCATTCGCCCGAATCCCCGGTCTGACTCGATCTGTCACTCTGATGTCCACGGTCACCCGTGCTCGGGTGGCTTCCTGCGGCAACGATCCGGAGAACAGGTGCAGAATGTTGTCCAAATCCGGAAACAGCGCCTGCAGCCGCTTCAGATACCCCGGTGGATAACTCCCATAATACCCGGTGCCCTTGTAGTCGTTGCCCAGAATCCAGTTGCCGGAGAGCCAGCGATCACTGGCCATCAGGTGGCTGTCCGGAAACTGCGGGAACGCATGCTTATACAGGACCGCTCGGTCATAGAGCGTCAGGGCCTTCTTGTTCGGGAGCAGATGCAGCATCAGGGTTTCCGATTCAACTGCTCCTGTTGCTCGATGGTGGCCGGGACCGTCCCGCTGCGGCCATACCACTGTTCACGCCGGGTGATGCCATCGTTCCATGCCTCCAGACAGCGGAGCAGGTACTGGGCCAAGATGAAGTCTGGTGTGTTGGACCCATTTTCCTGACTGTAGCGATTGATCAGGCTCTCCAACTCGCGTTCAAACGTCGGCGGGCGTTGGTCGATACCGGGTTTGCTAGGATCGTAGTCCACGGCACTCCTTGCTGCAATCAATTGCAAAGGGGCGATTATACTCGGCGGGGACGTTGTTGTCAAATTCCTGATGTTTTCCTCTCGGAGCACCAGTGCCCACACCATTTCCCGCTCCGAAATGGTCATCTGCTTCGGCGTCAGGGTGCCGTCCCGCCACGCCCGCAGGAGCCGCACGTCGTGCGGTCTTACTTCTCGATATTCGCCCACCGGGCCAGTGCCAGATCCTGCTTCGCTTCCGCCGCCTTCTGTACCGCGAGTTTGCGCGTGATGCTTGCGTCCTCTTCGGCGCGTCTGAGAATGCGGCGTTGTTCCGGGGGGCTGAGTTCACGCTTCTTGGTTTTGGGCATGTTGTTCTCCGGCCTTCTTTGCTCGCCAGTCATCCCATCGTTTTTTGGCCATTTTACGAGCGTTTTCTTGCTTTTCTGCCTTTGACATTACCGCATACTTCGCCTTGCCGCCTTTTGCCCCGAATTGCTTGGCTTCTGCAGCCGTCCACCTCGTGGACGTTTTATGCTTAGCGGCTACTTGGTCTTGTGGCTTTGGTAGTGGGGTTCCCAGCGGACGTGGATTCCATCCATCTTCATCATGCCATCCAGCTTCTGCACAAGAATATACGTTCCAATGCACTAACTTACACAGCCCGCACTTCACAATTTGGGGAGGCATGCTGGAGTCTACCGCTAAGCATAGATTCTTGTCAACCGCTAAGCATAGCCCTGTCAATAGGGTGGTGACTCGACCTTCCCGGCCAACCAACGATAGCCCCAGACACAGGCTCCGCCGACGAGCAATACGATCACAGCAGCAATCTTTTTCATGTTATCCCCAGCCCATTGGGCCATGATGCGGTGGGACTTTCCAACTGAATACTCTCGGGGGACTGAATCGCTGACCGGGCGCAAAGCGCACGATCATGGAGTCGAACAGGGCTCCCGTGGGTTTGGCAGTTTTTGGATCGAGCTTCGGAGCACCATCCTTCCAGAACGCAATCCGCTTGTCACAGAACCAGATTTCTGCCGCTCCACACAGGACATGGGTATGGAAGGCTTTGGTGATGCGGACGGGGAGCAGGAGGGTGGTGGCGAAGCCATAGATGGCCTCGTGCTTGGCCTTCTTGAGCATCTTGGCCACGAAAGGACCATAGGGAGGGTTGGAGTAGCCGGTCTTGCCATAGAACTTCCATGTGGTCTGCAGGGCGTCCTCTGCGAGATGAGAACCCGGACCAAACCACATGGAACACAGGGCATTGGAGAGGTGGGCGGTCAGGTCCACGTCGAACAGGCCGAAATCCTGTTGGAGCTTGTGAAACACCTGTGGAGGGGTCTGGAGGGTTTGGTTCTCCGGGGTGGTCAGGGCGGCGAACTTATCACGGGTGGTACGGTGCATAAAGCAAGTGACAGCCTCCCCGGCTGGCCTTTAGGATGTGGAATAGGCTAGTCTAGCATGGGTGTGAGAAGGGAAATTGAACGAATACGGAGCATCGAGCTACGACGTTTTCTCCGTGTAGATCCTGTCTAAGATTTCAAGCTGTCTGTCACTGAGGGTACCACGGGTCTGGTACTGCTCACTGATAGACTCTAAGAAATTTTCTTCCCACTTGGTCAGTGCCTTCGACGGTGACTCTAACGCTTGGAGCATGCTGTCGATCAGTTTCTGGGTGTCCGTCTTGGACGGGGGCATGGAAGACCTCTGGGGGTTCGACTTTACGGGTGTGGAGATGACAGGCGATAGCCGTCCCATACATGGGGAGGGGACCATCCTCATAGGCTCTGGCGGCGAGGCAGTACCCTTTGTGGGTATGCTCTCTCGTCCAGCGATTATGAGCCCAGATGCCCCAATCCTTCTTCCAGTGGTGACAGGAGTGACAGGTCAGCATAGAAGCTGGGTAGTGTACTCCCGGTCCCGCCGCCCGTCAATACCGCTATTGATGTAGGTCCCCCCTGTTACTTGGAACAGGGGTCAGTCTACGAAATCGACTTGTTCGGCTCTCGGACCCTTCGGCGCTTGTTGGGAGAGGAAGGTCACTTTCTGACCAATCACAATCGCATCGGGGTTCTCCACCGCACTGCGATGGAAGAAGTACTCGTAACCTTCGGCACTGATGAAGCCGAAGCCCTTCTCGGGCATCCACTTGATGATGGTGCCGGTGAGTCTGTCGTTGGTAGGTTTAGCCATAGCTACGCGAAATCGCCAATTTTCTTGTCGGACGTAATCTGTCGGAAATAACACTGGTGCGGGTACATGTGATCCACCAGTGCTCGATGCTCATCACAGAGGCTGATGGCTCCGGTCGGATTGTCTTCATCCGGGTTGCGTTTCTGGAAGGCGATGACCGTGGGTTCCTGATCACACCGCACAAGGGGCTTGGGACCGAAGGTCACCTCTCCTGAGGTATCGCGCCACTCACATTGACAGCGGGTCAGATCGGGAGGAGCCGTCAAGATGACGGCGGGTTCGCTCGATACCACCTGCTCATCGAGATAGCGCACCAGTTCCCGTTCGTCTTCGATGGGAATCAAGCCCTGTGCGTCCTCAATCTCGGGCTCGTCCTCTTCGTACTCCGGGTCTTTCTTCTTTTTTCCCACCGCCGCCTCCAACGAAAGAGAGGGCGGCTCGATGCCGCCCCCCGTCACCACGTCTTACCGGCTACCCGGACGGTTCGGACCTGACGGCCCCGGCCCGGTGGAGGGTCTGGTCTGTCCCGGCCTGTCATCGGGTCTGGACTCTCCCGGCTTGGTTCCCGGCAGATCCTGATTCGGACGATCCGGACGATCCGGACGTTCCACACCCGGCTTCGTCGGAGGCTGTGTGGGTTGCTGTGTGGGCTCTGTCGGTGTCGTGGTGGTGGTCGTAGTCGTAGGTTGCGACGGTGTCGAAGACGGAGGATTCGAAGAAGGGTTGTTGGCTGCAGTCATGAAGACTCCTTGAGAACGAAGGACGTCGCCCAGTGTAACCATGATGGTCCGTAGTGTCAATTGCAATCAGTTGCACGAACTTAGCAGTTGAACGTGAGCAGCAGATTCGTAATCATGGCCAGCGTGGCAAGGATGGCAAACAACTCAGGCATCGCAATCGCTGCGACACCCGCGAAGTACCCATACCCGATGATCATCGACTGGAACGCGATCACGTCAGCCCGGAGCGCATTGCACGTCGCGGACATATCCGGACCCTGCGCGAAGATCACATTGGGTATGGTCAACACCGCAATGAACAGGGCCACCCACATCATCGTGAACCGAGCCTGAAACAATCGCTTCAGTTTCATCACTCACCTCCGGATAATCCCTGTGCATTGAGTTGGCGTGGGTTCCGTCATTTTATGTGTTTATCGCCACCCACAAGCATTCACACAACCTTCGAAGATGCGGCTGGGCACGTACCTTCGACCGGAGACTGGGGGGTCACTTACTTCGTCGGCACCGTCCGCTGACCGGGCACACCGGGTGTACCACTGGTGCCCTTGTCACCCTTGTCCGTGGGCTTGTGGAATTCATCGGGCAAGTTGGTGGGCTTGTCGCTCGGGCGATTCGGATCGGGTTTGCCGCCTTTGTCTCCGGGCATGCTGTTCTCCTTTATTGCGGAAATACCACATCACGGGAGCCTTGCCGCAATTCCCGAAAATCAAGCAAGGCTTGGGCCGCTTTGTTCTCGGACAGACCTACTTTGGTGGTGAGAAATCGGTAGAGCAGGGTATCCGACACAGCCGCTTCAATGGCTTGTGACAACATGCCATGGACTTCGCGGGCCTTGTCCAGATCCATCTGGGTCTTTTCCCGGTTCAGCGTGAATTCCACCATGCCTTGCTTGGTACGCTGACTCAGGATGGTGGCGATTTCGATATGACACAGCCCATCATCCATGGGCTGCATCAACCGCTTCAGTTCATTCCGGGCCGATGCCACGGCAGCGGCTTGGAAATCGTGATGCCCGTCACGCAAAGTGCGTTGGGCATCACTCAGCATGTCATCGAGTGATTGGGGCATCAGTTTCTGACTCGGGCGTCCGGAGCGCCACACGAGCCGGATGAGAGCAATTCAAGATCGTGCCGGTATGGCCCTCATTGACCAGTGGCGTCACACGCCACACGTTCGGCACGAGACTGTCTCGCGTATGCTCGTACCGATAGTGTGGCGTGTTCTCCACCTTAGCCCTCGACCGGGGCCACCGTAATGTCGTACATCGGGAACTTCTCCGCGATGCGCTTCAGGAGCGGTTCGAAGCCCGTGGTGTCAATGACCTCGTCCAGCGAGAACGGCTTCTGGACGGTGTTCGTGCCACCCACGTACCCGGCGCAGATGTTCTCCAGCGCCACGGTGTCGTACTCCGTGTGCAGTTCGCCCTTGGCCTTGGCCAGCGCCTGCGTGACCGCTTCGGCCTGATCGGGCTTCAGCTTGAACGTCATCTTGACGACTTCGTCCGTGGTCTTGGCGGTCTTCTCGTCGCCCTCCGTGGGCTTGAGCGCCTTGATCGCCGCCTGCAGTTCCACGACCGTCAGCTTCTCGGCCTTGGCCACCCAGTCGTCCACGTTCTCCGGCGTGATGATCGGAGCCAGATCCTTGAGCTTGGTCCAGCCCAGATGGCTGACCTTGTCCCACGGGATCATCTTGGTGACGAGGTTGTCGTAGATGCTGACGAGATAGCGGGCCTTGCGGCCCTGAAAGCCGTACTTCTCGTACACGAAGTCATCGAAGTAATCGAAGCCTTCGAACCACGAGTTGTCGTTGATGAGCTTGAGCACCCCACCGAGCTTGAAGTAGTTGACTTCAATGTTCTCGGCCAGATTCTCCGCCATGTTGAGCGCCTTCGTCTTGCTCAGGCTCTCCACTTCATGGGCGATGTCGAGAATCAGGTTGCCCGTCTTCTCGGTCTTCTTCTTCCCGATGGTCGTGGTGTCGGGCTTTTCCTCGACTACCGCGCCTGCCGCTGCTTCTGCCATGTGAATTCCTCCGAATTCCAAAAATTGAACCTGACATATGATGCCATGAGGGGCATCAGTTTGTCAACTGTTCAAAATCGTTAGGAAATCCCTACGCGGGGACTGCCTCCGGCTGGGCCTTCTTGCCCTTCTTGCCCTTGGCCACTGCCTTGGGCGCGGGGGGCGCGGCCTTCGTCGCCTTGGCCTTCTTCTCCCCGGAATCGAAGGTGATGCCCGGAAAATCCTTCTTCATGCGGGCAAACTTGGCATCCATCACCGTGACCGGGGGCTCACCGGTCAGATCGAAGCACAGCCGCCAGTACACGTCGATGGCTCCGGACAGGAACGAGCGGATCTGGTTCTGCCGCTCCATCTCTGCGGCCTGCTCAGCGGCCACGTCCACGACCTCCACGTTCCGCTCTTCCTTGGCCCCGCCCTTCTGGGGCATGGGGACCATCTTCTTGACCGTGGTCATCGTGGGGCTCACGAACAGGCTCTGCTCCGCCTGCCGAAGGATATCCGTCGCCAGACTGTCCAACTGCAGGATGGCGGATCCGCGAGTGCCTACGAGCTTGGCCTTCTTGGTGCTCGATGGCAGCTTGACCTTCAGCACGCGAGCAATCGCCGTCAGGTCGTAGCCGATATCGCCCAGTGTCGCCGTGGCGTGATCCTTCATCTCCTGTGTCTGCGGCAGACCCAGCAGATACTGTCCCATGATCTGCAGCAACTGCCCCGTGTGGCCTTTGAGCCCCACGGCACCCCGCACCACCTGTGTCCGCACCGTGTTCTTCGACACCATCCGCAGAGCGGTCTTGGTGGCCTTCACCGGCAGCGTCTTCGCCACATTCCGTCGAAATGTCCCGATTTGCATCACATCAACTCCTTTCCACTCCTTGGAGGGTCTAACATCGTTCCAAGACTGGCCCACCCAATAGTTACGCCTTGCACATTCCGAATCGCATCCCACCCGAGTTGTGCCATCTGGGCGAGTGCGTACGCATCGACAATATCGTGTGAATGACTCTGATACGCCCAGCGTTGCTTGACGGACAGGGCCATCATGTCCTTGGTCGCATTGCCCTTGCCCGTGGTCCACTTCTTCAGGACCGTGGGCGGGACTTCCACCCATGGAATCCCCAGCGTATAGAGCACGCTACGCACCATGGTGCCGACTTCGACCAGCTTTACGAACGCACCGACGTTCCTGACGTAGGCATAGCCCTCAATGGCCACGAACGCTGGTTGCCAGATTTGCAACGTCTCTGCCACCTCGTTGGCAATCAGTTGCAATCTGAGGTAGCCCCGCTCGTTGGGCACCTGAACCGTCTTGCCCCGATCCTCCTCATCCCCAACCAGCGCCATGCCCGTGCAGGTCGCACAATCAAGCCCTACGGTCTTCATTCACTCTTTCAGAGTGATCGTCAAGGTCCGAAACAACTGCGTGATGGGCACCCCGCACGAGCAGTGCCAGTGCTCCTGTCCCGATTGACGTAAGAACACCTCCCACGCGACTCGGGCTTGTTCCAGCGTCTCGGCTCGCTCATACAACGAACGCCACATGACTTCCATGTCCAGCATTCGCAGGCGGCGATGCCTCCAGAGCGACCACCGTGAACAAGGCGTAGACCCGGCAATCCTCACGCACGTCTCTCGCTTTACTTCAGAAACAAATTAGAATGTCCGACCTCGACGCTGACACCATCGTCAATCTGCGTGATAATCAGCCCCATGTTGATCCGACGGCTGGTGTCATCCGTCCAACTCCCCAGCCCAGTCGGATTCGTGGCACTGGTCTTATAGAAGGTCGTGCCGAGTTCTATCATGTTCAAGACCGCTGGGTTGTCAAAGATACGCTCCCGCACGGTCAGCGCCGTCGCGCCGGGTTTCACCACGAGACGATAGGTCACCCCGGCACTCAAAACAATGGGCGTGGTAATCAGGTACTGCGCGGGACCGGCAGTGGCCAGCGATTTGTCGGCGTCTATGGCCGTAGTTGAGAGCGGCGTCACGCCGTCAGGCCCATACACCACAAAATCGAAATCGCCGCCTGCCACCCAGTTGGTCTGCACCCAGAAGCCACCGAGCGTCATCCGAGCGGCGGGAGTAAAGCTGTTCCCCACCTGATTGGGAGATAAAGCACTGGAAACACTCAGCGTATTCACGGATTCTTCGATGAACGCATCCGATCCACACCACTCGTAACTGCCATCACTGTATTTGACGCCAATCGCGCACAAGGCAGCGTTCTTGACCCATGCCCCCGTGTTGAAGACGTCGCTGTAGGGGAAAAAGAATGATGGAATAGATCCCCACCGCGAAATGTTGCCGACAAAGGGTGTCGCCCAGACAATCACGGCGGCAAGGTAATCGCCCCGCGTGACGACCGCGTCAGCGGTAAAGTCAGCCGACTCCTTGAAGATCAGGTCGTCGGCGGAACCAAGGACGAGATTTGCGTTGGTGTTAGTCCCAAAGAGCGTGCCTGACGGGTCACCCGTCGCATTCACCGTTTCAAGACGGGCGTCAAGCGTAGCGCCGGTCGTAATATTAGCGGTCACGCAGACGATCCGGCGGATCAGACCGGTTTTCGGGGCTTGGAAAATTTGCGCGGCCTTCTCACCCACCGCATCAATCAGGACTCCTGAATAACCGGGTGTCGTCCCAGTCGTGGTGTTCGGGCCACGACCGGGGAGCACGATGGGGCCAACATTCACAAGAGTCATTGCAATAGCTACTCTTCAGGAGAGGGCGGATATTTCCCTGCCACATACTGGCCTGAAAAACAGGGCTGACAGACGCTGCACTGCTTGGCGATCTTGTCCAGCGCCGTCGCGCAAATGCCCGCAGGTAACATGCCGGTCTGCCGAAAGTTTTTCAACGCGGAGGCTCGCTTCAGGAATTCGGCCAGATCAGCGTCGTTGCGCTTGACGACAAATTCCTTGAAGGGCAGAATCTCATTCCACTCCGCATTGAGCTTTCCATAGCCACGACTAATATACAGCACTCTCGCTTCCGTCGTGCAAATTTTTTCTTTGTGGGGATGGTGGGATTCGTCCAGTATCTTCAGGTAGAGGTTAGTTCGGAGCCGATGTTCGGGGAAGGGCACGACAATGGTGTCAAACTCCGCCGGGTTCAAGGTCTTCAACTCGGTCACAATCAGTTGCGGTGCTCCGATATTGAACAGGGCATCAATGCCCCCCTGAAGGCCATACTCCGGGGCTTCGACCACGGTCTGCAGATGCTGCCACCAATGCTTCTTGCCGGTCGTACAGCACCCCGTGGGCTTGGGCACCATGGACCGCTGCTCCCCGCACAACCGGCACCGCCAGTTACCCACCACCGCTTGGCCTGCCCACTCCTCAATCAACGTCTGCTCGACCAGCAGGCCCATCTGGTAGGTCACGTCCATGGCGGTCGCAATCCTATCCATGGGTGGCTCTTTCTCAAACAGGTCGAACAGTGCCCACCGCTTAGGGCAGAAATCCACCTTGGTCACATCAGAGGCATGGAGCACGGCCATCGAGCGGCCCCGCTGGGGACCGCCCAGTTGCTGCTTCAGCACGCTGATGATGCTCTGCTTCGGGCGTGTGGCCTTATGCAGAGCGTTGTGCAGCCACGACACCGGAGCCATGGTCATCGAGCGGGCGGAAAGGGTTGCGCGGACGGGGGCTCTGACGCAATCCGAATCTCCACGCGCTTCCCACCGTGCTCATCAGCATGCCAACGTGGGAGCATCGAATGCTCCGACAGGACTTCCACGCCCGGACCCTCTGCTCCGACCACCATCCCGATGATGTGATCGTTGTGCCACAGTTCGATCACACCCGGTGCCAGTCCTTGTCTCAACTCAGTCTTCACTCGTCAACTCCTGAAATACCGCCATGGGCAGCACTACCCACTCCGCATAGTGCTTCATCCGGGCCATGCCTGCATTGTCCACAAACGACACCGTGACGGCAGGCGTCTGTCCATGGTCCAAGGCTTCGTGGGCAATCTTCACCAGCCACGCCATGTCTAACAGCAGGCAGTGGGTGACGGTGCTCTTCATCTCCATGCGAAAGTTCCGCAAACTCGCATCCGACTTGGTCGCTCGGGTGGCTCCGGAATTCGGGTGCAGACGTGCGCCGATCTTCTTGGCCACTCGCTTTTCGGATTTCTTGCCATGGGGGTTCTTCCCCGCATTGGCCAGTCGATCCAGATACGGGTTGCTAGCCATCGGGCTTCTTCTCGATCTTCAACTTCTTTGCTGCTTTTGCAGCCTCTTCGCGGGTCTTCGCCGCTGGCTTTTCCACCACAGCCTCCAACGGAGCCGGATTCTCTGAGGCTTTGGACCGGGACTCGGTCGTGGCGTCCACGTTGGTCTTGGTCACATCCGGATCGGGCTTGATCGCGTCCACATCGACGTTGGTCGTGGTGACACTCACGTTCGACTTAGACGTTGGGGTCTTCTGATCCATCTTCCACCTCAACTTCTACAACCGTGCCCGGTGCTACGTCCTTGGGCGAGTAATCAGTTTCTTCAACCAGCACCATCTTGTCCTTGTAGGACTCGATCACCATCCCCTGCAGCACCCGCTTGAACTTCTCGTCCTTCATGTACCGCTCTTGCATGGCGGTCAGCGTCGGAAACTCCGTCTTCTGAATGACATAGCCCTTGGGCGTCTTTGCCAGCAAATTCAGGGCCTGCAGATGCGACTTCACCATGTTGAAGCTGTCGGTGTCCCCGATCTGCAAATCATCATGGGCATGCACACACAGGCTGAAGTCAAAGGCCGCTGCGCGGACGGGAATCTTCGCCTTCTTCACCGTGACCTTGGTGTCCTTGAACATCACCGTGTTGGTGGCTTTGTTGAGGACGTTCTTGGCGCTCAGACGCACTCGGAGACTGGACAGGAACTTCTGGGCTTCGCCTCCGGGCATGGTTTCCGGATCCCCAAACATCACGCCGGGTTTGAACCGGGTCTGGTTGATCAGCAACACACAGGGATCATGGTCCCGCTTCTGCTCTTCACAGAAGGCGATCATCAGCTTGTTCACCATGCGCTTGATCAAGAGAGCAGACGATCCAATGTCGTATTGCTCGACGCTGTTGGCGATTTCCTTCGACGCGATGAGTCCTGCCATTGAATCAACCACGACAATAGCGACATCCTCAGCGCGTACCAAAGCATCAACAAGGTCGATGGCTTCTTCACCATAGCCCGCCTGCACGACATGCAGGGCCTTGGTGTCCACGCCCATCTTCTCGGCCCAGATGGGATCGAAGGACTGCTCCACGTTGACCCAGATGGCCTTGTTGCACGGGGGTGTTTGCCGTTGCGCGGCAGCGACAGCCTTGAGGCAGAGATTGGTCTTGTTGCTCGATTCTGGTCCATAGACGATGCTGTATCGCCCACAGGGAAATCCTCCGCCGGAGTAGAAATCGAATTCGAAGATGCCCGTAGGCAAACGGCGGACCACAGGGATCTTGTTGCCCCGGACCACCACCTTATCGCCTTTGTCTTTGCGAATGCCTGCAAGGACGTCGTTCAACGTGCCGGATGGCGGCTTGCCCCTCACGTCTTTCTTCTTGACAGGCGAGTCGGGCACAGGCTGACCCGTCGAAGGTTTCACCACAAGCGCCACATGCACTCCTTGCGAACGGGTAGACTGACAGATACAGAAGGGCTTGTCAACTACTCTTTGGCTTGGGCCACGGCTTCGTTGATCTTGTTCGACACCCATTCCGTCGCGTAGGTGTAGGCTTCTTCCAGCGTATCTTTACTGCACGGCACCGTGATGGTCACGCCCACCCGTGCCGTCTCGTAGTTGCCGAGATTCATCACTCGGCCCCCTTCGACACGGATGGACATGCCATCGGAGAAGAC